ATGGAACGTGCGTTTCAAAACAGATGCGAGCCCAGAGCGGCGAAGCCGTTTAAAATCCTGAAAAAACGTTCAACCACCAGTGTCGCAAGCTATCAAGTCAGTCCGCATACAGCAAGAATCTTCAAAGAAAACGAACGGCTGATTGACGAGTATAAACGAAAAAGAGCATGATCACACTAAAAGGACAAGGGAAAACAGCTCTTGTCCTTATTCCTTTTCTTAAAGGGTTACATATAATAAATACAAACAGAGGATAATGTCAGGTGATACAGTGATGAAAAAATTGGTGAGGCGTGTGAAGTTTGTTGATTACGGAAGGTTTGGGCTTTCCGGGTACTCGCTTCGGGTGAGGGAGCGCAGTGCTGGAATTATTAAAAAGTTGAAGAAGAAAAAATAAATCCCGGAACCAGCTCCGGGATTTTTGTGGTCTGTGATCAGCTTAATTGCGCTGCGATCTTCGCTTTCGTCGCAGGTCCGTAAATACCGTCGGCAGTCAGGCCGTTAACAGACTGAAAACGCGCGACTGCGTCAGCTGTTTTCGGGCCGTAAATGCCGTCAATTCCGTTGTTGACAGCGCCTTTATCAGGGTAAAAATACAGAGCCGCAAGTGCTCGTTGCACCTGAAAGACGTGTTCTCCTGAGGTATAAGGTGTTGTCAATTGAATGATACCATCAGGGAGCGGATAGAGCTCGGGTTCTTCAGTGGACGATGGAGCACTTACAATTAATACTTGACCAACGCGAATAAGATTCGGGTCTTCGATATTGTTCCACTCTTGCAGCTGAGCAACCGTAACACCAAATGCTCTCGCTATGGATGTGAGCGTGTCGCCCTGTTTCACGACGTAAGTTTGGCTGCCGCCTCCCCCAATTCCTGCTTTGAACGAATCCCACGTATCTAACAATTTTCGCGGACATTCCTTCCCTGACCAATACTTATGAGGGACGACATTGGCGAGACTGATATTTTGTTCAGCCATTAATGTTTTGATGAGCCACTGGGCATTTGCTGTTGCTTTTTCAAAATCGCCATCGGCATTTTCGCAAATTTCAATTCCGATAGAAGCCCGGTTGCCGCTGCCATTTCCGTCTCCCGCATGCCAGCCGTTTTCATTCAAAGGCAGATGCTGATAAATTTCTGTATCATCAACTGTAAAATGCCAGCTTGTCGTCGTATCAGGATTTTTCAAATAGCGGGCATGGGCTGCAGCATCTGCCCCTACTGCGGTATTCGCTGTATTGTGCACCGTAATGTAGAGCGGCGTCATTGCGTAGCCTGGACGGTTATTTGCGCCAACCGGAATAAAGTCTTGAATAATGTTAACCATTTTCATCTCTCCTTATTTCGTCAGATTATTGTCCCTTAACAAGTCGCGCTGTTTTTTTCCTTTTTCTGTTATATAGTTGTTTTTAAACCAAGCGGCAAGTGTCGTTCCAATTGTAAATGCAATGGAACCGGCTGAATAAAGGGCGTCAGCGAGCTGATTGACCTGCTCCTCCTGAATGTCCAATGGTGATTTGCCGAGCATCAGCATGGTCTGGTTGATTAAAGCAATTAAAAGAAGCACCGTCCTGATGACCGTGCCCTTGTCAAACGTGTTCATGAAAATCCCCCTTTAATGTTGCAGCAGGCTGTACATAATGGCGATGGCTCCGCCAATGATGCCTGTAGACACTGCTGTAATGATGGCACCTGTGATGGTGCGTTTAATCCACGTGGTGTTTTCTTCAATTTTGTTTAATTTTTCGTTCAGCGTCATGATTTGCTGGTCTTGCCGGTCAGACACGCGTTCTAATGCAGAAACCCTCTGCTCAAGTGCTTTGTGCTCGCCTTTCATGTCTGCTAAATCTTGCTGAAACACATTCACATCTGCCTCTTGCTGCATCTCTCACTCCTCCTTCACATGCAGATCACCTCCCTTCCGAGGGCCGAGACTGTTATGAAACCGCGGTCCCTTTTACCGAAAGAGTACCGCCGGTGATACTGATAATCTCCATGATAATCTCCTTAAACCCTTTAATATCAAAGGCCCATGCCTCGGCTTTTCCTAATGTACTGGAGGCAGTGGTAGCATCATCAGTTTTCACGCCTCTGATAGGCAGTTTCTGTCCTGACACCGATTTGCCCCAAAATTTGACTTCGCTCATTTCTGCTGTGCCGTAGACTTCAACGAGTAAATGCGCGGCACCGTCAACAGGTAAGGCAGTCCCCTCGCCGGCGGACTCTGCATTTTCATGAAAGACAAAGTCAAATGTTTTGCGAGCCTCGACTTTCAGCCGTCCATCGTGTGTTTGATTCTCCGCAAAGTCAATCTGTAAAGGCGTTTTTCCATTGACACGCACATCCATCTCACCCGCACCGACTGATTGGTATAATACAAACTCGGATTGCTGAAGATTCCCGTTCACATAGCGGAAGCGGTAATAGCGTTTAGAAAGATATACCCAGTCCGTCGCTGTCAGGACACCTGCTGCGACATTAACTGCTGCTGTCGTTGTCCAAACATTGTTGTTGTCGCTTTCTTCTATAAAGAGCGTACCTTCACGATCTGCATACGCCCAGCCCTTCACTTTCGAAATCAGAACTGCGCTAAGCCTGTCCTGCCCGAGCTGACTATATGCCTCAGTCGCCTTTAAGGAAGCATTTGTTAAAATCTCCGCTACGCCTGACAAATTCGAAACAGGTGTCAAAAAATCATTTTTTCCTCCTCGATAGGGCTTTACAGCGCCGGCTTTTCCAGTCCTATCGAGAGGAAATTCATATTGATACTTCACCATCTTCATCCTCCTTTGATCTAAAAACAGGCAAAATAAAAAAGCCTTACTACATGGCTTTACCGGTAATTTCTTTATACTGGTCAGCTGTGATCAGCTTTTTGTTCACACCCTCTGCCAGATCCTCAATTGAACAGTCTTTATATGCTAATGCTTGCTTTACCATATCTGCTGTCGCCCACTCATAATAGAGGGCAAGCACCCAATAATTCATTCAGAGTAATCTCCTTTCAAAGAAAGTAGTGAAAGCTTAATACCTGCCAGCTCGCTTCCCAAAGTTTTGTTCAGCTCATCAAGCTGCTTGCGTGCCAACTTTTCCTGCGACAACTCCTGAGCGAGAAGCTCTACCTGATCGGGCGGCTCGTACGGCGGGTTTTTTTGCAGCTCCTCCCACCAGGTTTCGAGTTCTTTTTGGGTTGGGATGGGGGCGCGCAGGTTCCACTCGGCTATATAAGACCCTTCCCCGTCATTCTGAACGATAAAATCTTTTGTTGGATCTGCATTGGGGTATTTATACATGATTGCTTCTGCGATCATCGTTTTTCCTCCTATACTTATACTGTAGGATAGTTAAGCCCTCCAAGTTCTTGAATGTCTATATAGTTGTATGCCTCGTTATAATCGGATACACCTCTTCTATCATCACCGCTATAATTGCAATAGCAATAGATTTCTATATAATCACCTTTGTTCATAGGAACGGTTACAGTACCATTTAAGTCAAGGTTCATTTCACTTTCCTTATCATTAAAGTCCCCCCTCAAATGGTCAATTGGTTTATACAATGATCCATTTAGATAGAGTTTCAGATGAAAATTGATGTAAGCCGGTGTATTTATCATATACAGCCCCACTCCTACTAAAAACATTCCATCATTAGGAGCAACGAATCTACTATTTTTTGTATCAAATGCATTGTGACTATCTTTTCTTTTGCGATTAAATTGAATTTTTGTGTGGGCTTTTTTATCCAAATACTGTATGCCTGTAGTTCCTATATTTGCGTGAGCAAATCCAGAAATTTTATGCCAAGCTGTCCAGCCTGACCCACTCCACCAGTGCCGTATCCATGTACCAGTACTATCAATGTAACTGCCAGATTCATTTCCAGTGCCATAAAAATATTGAACAAATCTAAAATCACTGTGTTTCTCATTTTTCACGAAGCCGTAACGAAGCGGATAACCGGTATTATTTCCTTGACCAATATCTATTAAAGTTAATCCCTGAGGATACTCATCCCCTCCAGTTCTAGCATCTGTTATTGCATCAGAACCTGAAAGTTTGGTTAATTTTTGATTTGTATAATTTGTATCTACATAGGTTTTAGCATCAGCTAAAGCTTTGTCTGCTTTTGCCTGTGCTCCTTGTGAATTTTCAATCTCCATCCACGGAGTCCATTCTTCTGAATCTTGCTTTTTATTTCGGATAAATTTTCTTCTATTGTCTGGAATAGAAGCTGTTTCTCCCGAATAAGTAGTAAATTCTTGATACGGATAGGTACCAACATTATATACAAGCAAATACCCATTTCTATTAATAGGAGCATTTAATTCAGTCGTAGAAGAATAAATATAATAAAATCCTGTTTTAATAATATTATTTAAATCTTCATTGTAGAATTTTCCCAACGTTCCGTCATCTTGAGTCAATTTGAAAATCTGGCTGTTATTCCATTTTGTTTTATCGTTCTCCGTAACATGGATTTCCGTGTTATTCGCATGACTGTCAGTATAAAGCCTTGCTGTATTTAAAACAGATTCTAGTTCATCTGATGAAGGAATGGTAATAAACTCAGTCCAGCCTACACTATCATACCAATGACGAATAAATATTTTCTTTTGGCCTGTATTTCCAGCATAAAAGAAAAACTGAGCAAAACGGTATTTACTAGATTTTATATTCAGCACTTCACCGTATTCATGAGGATATCCTGTAGACCCTTGAAGAATTCCGACTGTGGTAATACCAATAGGATAGTTGTTTCCAGAGTATGATGCGTCCTGATAAAGTGACTCATCGCCAATTTTATTGATATTTTCACTATTCAATTCTTCTGATGTGATCAGACGTTTCCATCCTCTGAATTCTCCATCGGTATGCACCATCCCAATCCACATGGTGACTTCAAAGCTTTGGTAAGCAACAATTGTTTTTCTGCCGCTCTCACCCTCTATCACATCGTAGTTATACCAAGCATTATCATCATCAACTGGATTGTTTACTAAATTCTTACCTACACCATAATAATACCCCGTTGATAATGATAGAATATCCGTCCCATCAGGTACCCAAGTTCTTCTGCCGTTATCTTTCGTTAACTTTGTCAGTTGAGCCCCGTTCCATTTCGTACGTTCAGTATTTGTTATGTGTATGCTACTGTTAGTAGTATGATTGTCCGTATAAGATTTAGCATTTGTTTCAGCTTGATCAGCCTTCAGTTTAGATCCACTTTCTGTCTCGAAAGCATTCCACTCCGACCATTCTCCCCCCGTTAGAGTCTTTCTCCAGATGCCCCCATCATTTGTCATAGCAACTGCTTCCCCTTCTTTTTCAGAAGAGTACAAGTAAATGCCTTTAGTAGGTTGCGGAGGTGTATTCAGACCTGTTTTTGCTGTATAAAAAGTAAATGATCTCTTTTGTTGAGCAGCTACCTCGTTAAAGTCTTGTCCATTACCAATAGTGATAAAGACTGAACCATCATCTTTCGTAATCTTAGATAACTGACTGCCGTTCCATTTCTCTCGTTCTTCCTCAGTAACATGCCGCACCTGATCTTGCTCATGCTTGTCAAAATCCTTCTTCGCCGCCTGCTGCACATTATCCACGTTCCCCAGCCCGATTTGCGCCTTTGTTGTGTTGTGGGGGTTGTTCATGTCGTTTTTGTGGGCGGCCAGGTCTGTGTGGGCGTCTTTTATGCCTTTTTCCCAGCGATTGACGTCATCTTCGTTGATGGGATCATCCGGAAGCCAGTCTGTTTTTTCTTCGTATGCCATGTTTACACCACCTCAAAAGTAAATCTGAAATCGAGTGTTCTGTTTTCGCTAACGTCCAGGTCAGTCTTTCTCTCTGTAATGACGTTGCCCAGCTCGTCAAAAATTTGTACCGTTTCGATATGCTTGATGTCTTCCTCACGTTTTGTCAGAACGGTGACGGTCGCACCGTCAATGGCAAGCTCTACTATTTCTGTTTTTTGGCCGTTGAGCAGCACGTGATCGATTCTGCTTTTTAGATCAGCTGCTGTGCGTTCTCTGTATATGGTTGAAATCAAGTTAAAACCACCTCATTGTTGTTAAGAGTGACAGAATAACCGACCTTGAGCTCACTGGCTGTTCGGTATCTGCGGTGATTCAGGATGACTGTATCTTTGATTTGCAGCGTCTCATTCAATCCGCCTCTGAGCGTATACGCCAAATGAGCGGGTTTCATGTTTTCTATCGCTTCGATCAGCTCATTCATGTGCTGGAGGTCATCAACATTGATATCGACGTTAAATCGGTATTCGCCGGGAAGCAGGCGGACCTGTGCAGACGGGTTTTTCAAGAAACGGTTTACCGCCTGCTCAATGGCCCTGTATGTGATTGGCGGGATGTTCGACATTTTGGAAATGAGCCTCAATCGTCTGATCTCATCAGTGTCACCTGATTCCCGCGGTACGTTTAAAATCTTTTCCCAGCGGCTGAGCCCCCATGTCGCCGTCGGTACAAATAACTGATCCGTCAGATCAAATATGCTGTCATTTTGTTTATCAAACTCAGGCGCTTCCGCTTTCAGCAGCTCAGCCATTTCTTTAAGGCTGGTAAGAAACGGCGGCAGATACGCTGTCATGTCATCTTGTTTGCTCAATGATCTTCACCTGCCCAAGCTTAGGAATTTCCACGTCGCTCAGCACCAGATTTTCAGACGTGCCGTTGATTTGAATATTGGAGTAGTCACTGACTGATGGTGAATTATAGACGATATTGTTAATTTGAGAAAGGCGGATGACGTTATCTTCAAAAGCCATTTTCTTAAAGAGATTTAAAACGCCTTCCTCAATTTCTGACTTCACTTCATCAATTGAGTGATTGATCTCAGGCAGCACTTCGGCAGAAATCTCAACTTCTTTCCAGACCGCGCTCTCCACTGTGACAACGGCTCCGATTGGCGCCTGTCCCTCTCCCTGTCCTGGTTCAGGGTCGATATAATCTTTCACTTTTTGAATTAAAATATGAGAAGCGGGCTCAAGATTCGCATTGGTGACGACAATTTTGACAGTGCCTTCACCGTTCCAAAGCGGGAAGATCTTTGCCTTTCCCACACCGTCCACTTCCTCAGCCCACTCTTTATAATGCATTTTATTGGCACTGACGGCCTCACGCCGAACCCTTGTAAAATACCGTTCTCGCAAGCTGTCATCTCCCTCTTCCTCGCGCCCCGGAATCAGGATTTCTTTGACAATGGCCGTTTCTAAACCGGGAATGGTATCCAATGACAGTAAATTGCGTCCGGTCAGATTGGCGTTTCCCGCTTCACCAGGTGTTTCACAGATGAGCGTCCCGTCTGCCGTATATTGAAAATAAAGATTATCCACGTAAAAGCGGGAGCCGACAGGAATAGTAACTCCAGATGTAAACTCTCCCGCTCTGACCGCCTTTGTCGCGGCTGTCCGTTCAATTCCCGCTTCCGCTGCACGCCTGTCTAAAAATTCGCCTTGTGCGGTATCAGAAAAAACTAGCTCAAGCACAGTATCCAGCCATATATAAGACTTCGCAAGCTCGGCCGCCGCCGGGGCTAACGCATTATAAATGACGCTGCCTTCTCTTGTGTCAATATCTGCGGAAATGCTGTTCAGCATTCGCTCCATAATATTTTCAAAGGTCTGATCTTCAAACATGTTCGCCAATCACCTCCTCAATCTCAAGCGTCCCTTCATCCGTCTCCACCACAAAAGACACATGAAACGCATCGCCTTGTTTTTCTATCTCAAAGTCTGTTACAGCCGATATCCGGTCATCATAAACCAGCGCCTCTTCTATCAGTCTCGGAATCTCCATCTTTTTATACGCATCAGTCGTCTCATGATCTGTCAGCACGTCCTGAAGCTCGTTTCCGACATTATGGCTGTATATGGAATATGCATAGCGTTCTGTCTGTAAGGCGATATACACGAACTGCCTGATCGCTTCAAGCCCGGTAATCAGCTCATTCGTAATTCTTCCGTTTTCAAAATCTATTTTATACGTTTGCGAGGTTTCAATGACTTCGCTCTCATCTTCAAAATCCTCAAACTCTACTTCTGGTGTCAGGGCCATGATGCCCACTCCTTTTACATGCTAAATATAAAAACCCCTTCGTACTGAAGCGGTTTTGTCTATACCTTATCTAAAATAAAAAACGATTGCCCGCCAGTCAGAGCCGCGGTCATGAGGCGATCCCCCGGCTCGAGTGCATCGTCTCCTCCGGACTGCATCCGTTTTGGGATAATGATGGCGTCAGCCGGTATGATCAGTTTGCTGTTTTCTTTTAATTTGATTTCCACAGGAGAAACCGAAACGACTTCAGCCGGGAGCAGTTCTACCGGAGACTCAGCGTCAATTGCGCCGACTGCCAAATGTTTTATAGCCTCACTTAATCTCATCAGGATACTCCTTCCGGCATCGTATTCTTTTCAACAACATCGATCGTCATCGTATGTTTCGTTCCTTTAAATTCATGCCGGTCCGTATCTACCCAATAGGTTTTCTTGATGCCGGCCTCTGGAATCGAAATATAGACGGGCAAGCCGCTCTGCACTTCCGGGATGCCCACTGCCTGAATATTTTTCAGTTCTTTTTTCACGCCCTTTTTTTCAGCAAGGCTTACATCTGCCCGCTGCTGAAGCTGTGCCTGGTTGATGTCATCCGTGACCGTTTCCGTATATTGAAGCACACCGTATTTATTTAAGCCTGATCTGTCCTTGGCAGAGGCTTTATATGTCTTATTGTCCTTCTGCCGGCGAAGCACCACCCGAGTAGCAGTGTCGTTTATAGAAGTGCTGTATTGGTAGCCCGTGATATTGACGCCCGTTTCAAGCACCCATACCTCTGACGGATCTGGCCAAGCGCGCAGACCGAGCTTTCCTTTTTCCGAATACAGCTGGTAATGTCGTCCTGTCTGGCTTTTCGTCTGTTTCAGCGCTTTTAATATGATGTCATACAATGTCGTATCATTTTTAATGACAAGACTTTTGATCGTATGGCCTGTGTTTGCGATCGAGGTTGTCGGTATCTGGAAGTCACTAGCAATCCTTCTGATGATCTGGTCGGCCCGCTGATTGGAAAACACGTACATATCCTGGTTTTTGACCAGGTACTGAAGCATGTCATAGGCGCTGAAGGCAAGCGTATGCTCGTCCGGGGTTCTTGCAAAAACAATGCCCCGAAACAGCTCTTTTCCCTTCCACTTAAACAAAACCGTATCTCCTTCTGAGACACTGTAATACGTCTGGTCGCCCTGCTTGGTGACGATGGTCGCTTCAATAGAACGCGGCGCCTGATAACGATGGCCTTCAAGCGATACGCTTTCTGCAACCAGCTCAAGCCACTCTGTGTCTTTAATGACGAACAGTTCTATCATCATACATCACCTGTTTCATTGCGGTATCTTTAATTTTTGGCCGGGAAAAATCCAGTGGCCCGGCTGCCTGATGTTCCGTTTGCTTCGTTTGATCATTGCTGTTTTATTGGTGTTCCAAATTTTGCGCCATTGAGTGCTGTTCCCGTAAAATCTGCCTGCAATGTCCCATAGCGTGTCTCCCTTTTTCACTGTGTACGTCTTCGGCGCAGCCTTCGACGGACGTTTTGCCTTTGTTTTTTTCTTCTGCTTGATTTTCCGCGGGGAAGCGGTTTTGTATTCTTTTAATACAATATCAAAATCCCGATCTCCTATTTCATTATCTCCCTCACTATATTTAAGGCTTTCAATACTGCATGTCATATTGATTTTTGTTCCCGTAATTAAAAATTGAACAGGCTTTTTTGCCTTCATCCATTTTTCAATTTTCGCAATGGCATTTTCCGGAGACGGGAGATTTTGATATTCAGCTATCGGCGTATACTTTTTTGGAAAAAAAGAAGAAAATGAAATTTCTTTTGCTCCGGGTTCTTCAATAAACGTTAGTTCACCCAATCCCGTTATCTTTACTGAGTCATTTTGTACACTATTCGCTATATCAATCGCTTCAGGAAGAACAGGGAATCGCAGCTTTTCTTTCCCCTGTGATATCCAAAATTCATAGATAGACTTAGTCAAAAGCCACGACCCCCTTTGTACTGGTGTTAATGTCTTTTTGTAATTCATCAAGTAATGCCTGCTTGATTTTCGCAACCAGGCCATCAGCATCCTGTCCATTATGGAAATGCTGATCGCCGTTAAACTCAATCTTTATTTCTTTCGTTCCGGCTGTTTGTATCGTTTGCCGTGTACCGGATGTAACTGCTGAAACTTGTCCTGAAGAAAGCTCAGTCTGCTGGGATTGAGACGGATCTGTCACTTCCATACCAAGAGCTTGCGCAGCTCTCTGAAGGAGGTAGCGGCCTCGGATGCCCCGTTCCTCTGGGATGATCCATTCCCGCTTGTTTCCTTCACCGACACGGGCGATTTGTTCTTTTGTAATCAGCCCGCCGTTTGCGTAACCGACATACGGTCCGCCATGATTCAGGCTTTTAATACCCGGCACATTGTTGATTGATCCATATCTGCTTTTAATGTAGCCGATCGCAGCAGCTGCGTTGTGAATCGGGTTTTTAATGTTACCCATACCCGGTGCTTTATGGTCATTAAAGGTGCTTGGGATCGTCTGCATCAGCCCTTGTGACGGATGCCCCGCTTTTGCGTTGCTGTCCCACAAGTTAATTGCATTCGGATTGCCTCCGGATTCATGCTGCGCAATCGTCATGAGTCCCGGTAGCCAGCTCATCGGTGTCTTGGTGGCCATGAGAGCAGCCATAATCCATTGTTTTACGTTCCCGCCCATGGCTCCCATTCCGGAATAGGCAGCCGCCAGTGATCCGGCTTGTTTTTCAGCAAATTTCTTTACATCTACTGAGCCAAGGCCTTTGACAACACCAATTGAAGCAAAACGCCCCAAGCTCATCATGACACGGGAAGGTGAATGAATATCTAGCTCCTCACGGAAAGCCTGCTCCACTCTCTTGGCCATATCCTTTGCTGCTTGTTTTACTTCACTGGATTTAGAATTCATGCCTGTCACAAAGTTTCCGATCAAACCGGAGCCCCAGCTGTTCGATGTGTCTTTTGAACGCAGGAACGGTTTGTCAACATGTGTACTCACATACTGTGCAGTCCCTGTTTGGGTTGAGTTTTGTCCTTGCGCAAAGCCTTTGACCGTTCCTGTGCCCCATGAAGACGATTTGTTCACAGTGGCTTGATACGGCGTTTTAACTTTTGATTGCAAAAAGCCGTCCGTTCCGGTTGCTGTACCGTTTTGGCCCTTGGCATACCCGCTTACCATTTGTTTACCGTAATTTGGTGAAGCAGAAATCATTTGTGTAAATGGCGTATTGATGTTTTTCTTTTTCCAGTCTTCCATTTTGACCGGCTGATCGCTGATGCCTTTACCAAAGCCTTCTGAAAATTGCTGTCCGAGTGTGGACGCTTGGCCTGTAAGATTTGCAGTGTTCATTGCTGGGGAGGCTGAGCCTGATAGAGGACTGACAGCTGCTCCTCCTGAAACAGATGCTGGACTTCCGCCAGAAGACGAAGCTGCTCCCATGTCGTCTACAACTTGCATACCCAGCTTAGACGCCGCTTGTGAAAGAAGCATCTTCCCCCGGCCTCGGTTGTTATCAACCGGGATAACGAATTCCTTGCCGGCTTCACCGATCCACGAGATGGTTGGTTTGGTGATGTAGCCGCCTGTGGCATTTTTATCCGGATCCTTACCTTTATTCGGATCACCGCCGCCGGTTACAAAATTAATTACTTTACTAGCTACGCCGCCAGCTTTATCCCAGATTTGCTTCACCCAGCCGAACGCTTTAGAAAAAGCATCTGAAATCGCTTCTCCCACCTTTGTAAGAGGTTCTTGAATATTCTTTTTAAACCAGCCGCTCAGGCCTTTCCAAATGTTCTTAACGGTGTCTATCGCTTTTTTGAAAGCATCTGAGATTCCCTTGCCTACATCTGAGACTGTATTTTTGACCGGGTTCCAAACTGTATCCATGAACCATCCCGATACCGTACTGAAAACACTCTTAATCTTATTCCAAGCACCGGTCATTTTATCCCAGATTGTAGTTGCCGCTCCTATTACAGCAGATTTGACTGGCCCCCACACATTACTCATAAACCATGAAGCAACTGTACTGAACACATTTTTAATCGTCGTCCATGCATTTACGATTTTAGACCATATTGCTGTTGCTACACCCACAACTGCTGATGAAACCGGCGTCCAGACATTGTCCATAAACCATGTTGCCACCGTGCTGAATATCGTTTGAATCGTTGTCCATGCATTTACGATGTTGGACCATATGCTTGTTGCTACACCCACAACTGCAGTTGATACTGGCGTCCAGACATTGTCCATAAACCATGTTGATACAGTTCCCCAAGTATCCTGAATGGCTGACCAGGCATTTTGCGCACCCTCTGTAATGCTGTTCCATGTATCTTCTAGAGCGCCAGCATCAATTGCCTTGCCTAAACTTTCACCGCCGAAAGTACCGGCAATTCCTCCTACAACACCGCCAATAGCGGTCCCGACTCCCGGCACAACGCTTCCAATAGCCGCTCCTGCAGCGGCTCCTGCTAAACCTCCGCCGGCTGAACCTACTTTTTCACCAGCATTATCCTTATTGATACCGGCTAAGTCAGTAAGGGACAGTATTTCGCCTAATCCTGGTATTCCTTTTGCCGCTCCTTTTAAGCCCTTCAGTCCGCCTTTTAAGCCTTTTGATTCACCCAATGTTTTCAGAAGGCCTGAAAAACCTTTGCCTGATGCTCCTTTAGCAGATTTAGGTGTATTCACAGGATTTGTTTTATTCCCTTTTGTTGATGAACCGTTTCTATTTTTGACTTTTTTGCTTTTGCCTGTACTGATTCCGGCACAGCAGCAACCACAAGCCCCGCCCCATTTGCCGCCTGACTTTTTCGATTTTGAACCTGAAGATTTTTGGTTCATAGAAGGTTTTTTAGTGCGGTTTGAATTGTTAGAAGTTGAGTTCTTTGTATTGGCTTTTGAAGCTTTTTGTTTGCCTTTGCTTCCGCTGGATTTGCCGCCAAGCAACCCGCCAATATCCAGATTCCCCAGCTTCTCAGCAATGCCTTTTATAATTTTTTCAAAAAACTCTCCCACTTTTTCAATAATTTTATCAGGGCTGAATTTCTCGAATTTCTTGGCGATTTTTGAAACAATGTTATCAACAAACTTTTCTGCTTTATTAGCGATTTTATCCGGATTCAGGAAATTAAATTTCTCTGAAATTTTGTCAACAATATTTGTTACAAAGTCTTCCGCTTTAGTAATAATGGCGTCTGGACTGAATTTGCTGGCGACATCATCTACTTTTTTCATAAAGGAATCTGTAAACTTGTCAAGCTCGTTAAAAATGGTTTCCGGGCTGAATTTACTTACGACATCGTCCACTTTTTTCATGAAGGAATCTGTAAACTTNCTTGCGATATCATCCACTTTTTTCATAAAGGAATCTGTAAACTTGTCAAGCTGCTTAAAAATCGCTTCTGGACTGAATTTACTTGCGATATCATCCACTTTTTTCATAAAGGAATCTGTAAACTTGTCAAGCTGCTTAAAAAT